ATGGCCTGAATTCTTTGTACTTGGATGACGCATCCAACATCGGATACGTGATTCGGAGTCTCTTAATCTCATCCTCATCATTATAGATAGCAAGTGGTAACAATTTTTTGAGGAAATTAATACGATATCTAAGTGGTAAATAATGTAGGTTTAGACCTATAAATCCATCAGGTGTTCTTTTAAGTGGTATAACTAAAGGAAATCTGTCATAATATGGCAATTCTGCCTTGCCTTTTGGGTCATACACAAAAAAGTATAAACCACCCATCAGAAATTTTTGGCGGTCACTTGGTCTCACAAAACGGTGTGTTTCTTTGGTCATCCTAGCAGATGCAACTGCTGGACTTCTGAGAGTACCTATCTTTTGCATGAGCCATTTGTAAGATTCTCGACTATTCGTTTGATAGTTGAGTTCGGCTTTTTGTTCAGATAACGTGGTGAGTATTGATGGTTTTATAGTCATGGACTATTTAGTTAGAGGCCTAGATGGTCTTCTGTCATTAACATGAACTGCCAACCACGGTCAAGGCAGTATTCAGTAGCAGCCTTCCATTTGGCTTGATTAACACCCCATGTGACAACTTCTTGTATGTATTGTTTGGTGACCCGTTTCTTCTTTTCAGGTTCCATAGTTTGTTTCTTTGGTTTAACCTCAATCATCATTGTTTTGGTTGAACCATCTTTACCACGGGACTTAACGACAAAATCTGGAAAGTATCTATGTACCCTACCATCTACTGGAGATTTATAAGGAATGATTACCTCTTCTGAAGCCCACGACAAAATGCTTGGATTTTTGTCGAGCCAATTCATCACCTTACACTCCCAAGAAGAGCGGTATATGATTTTTGTGTGGTCCCCAATGTATTTCTGAGGATTTCTTGGTCTAAATGTTCCTGAATATGCCATAAATATATGTATATAACTTTTTCACAAAGACAGAACAATGCAATTACAAGTTCAAAAAGATGATGGGACATACCAATCTGTTGAATCTGGTTATAATGATGTAAATGGTTCCGATATACAAAGTGATGCTGCCAAGTCGGCCTCAGATTTTGCTGGTGGACCCCTAGGATCATTATTTCAGTCCAAGTATAACTATAATTCTCTACAGTATCCAGCAGATTTAAATTCTGTGGGTAAAGGTCATGCTATCGTTTTTGAAATCTCACAACCAAAATCCAAATCTATACAAGAGGTTGTAGACTACTCCATTAAAACTGCAACAGAATTAGGATCCGCTGCAGTAGCCAAAGGAGAAGAAGTCTTAAATGGTATGAATACTAAACCAGAACAAACACTTACCGATTTAGGTAATAGTGTTAAAACTGGTGTAACTAATCTTTTGAATGGCACGGCTTTTGGTGGAACAACAGTAACAGAATTGATGACTGTAAGTAAAGACCTGAAGGCGATTGTTTCTTTATATATGCCTGATTCTTTAAGCTTTCAATATGCCGCCAACTTTGGTGAAGTATCAATCATGGATGCTGTGGTTTCATCAAAGTTGCCTGGTATTGCTGCTGTGGCAGGATTCGTACAAAGTGTGATAGATCCAACACAAGGAAACGCTGCAGGAAGATTAGCATTAAATAAGATGGGTTATGCTTTCAACCCACAAGAACAGGTTTTGTTTCAAGGTATAGATTTTAGGACATTTGAAATGTCTTTTACATTTTCACCAAAGTCCGCTCGTGAAGCACAACAAGTTCAAAAAATAATTAAGTTATTCAGGACATATGCTGCGCCGACTATTGTTACTGGTGCTGCTGGATTCTTTTACACACCACCTGGAGTTTTTAATTTATCATTCAGAAAAGATGGCAATATCAATCCTAATATCAATAAGTTAACAGATTGTGTATTGACGAATGTGAATGTAAATTATGCACCAAATGGTTGGTCTTCATATAAAGACGGTCAACCTGTACAAACAACAATGGATTTGAGCTTCAAGGAAACTGTGCTTGTTGATAGAACCAAGATAGAACAAGGTTATTAAAATGCAATACTTTAATACGTTACCAAAAATACTATCAACAAATTATAATGGTGGAACTATAATCCTAACGAATCTTTTAGCACGTGCTAATATTCTACCAGAAGCATTAAAAAGTCCTTTATTGTATTATACATACGACATACAGGAAGGTGACACACCTGAAATCGTTGCACATAAGTATTATGATGATTCATATCGTTACTGGATTGTTCTGTTTGCAAATCAAATCATAGATCCACAATGGGACTGGCCACTAAGTGGAAATAATTTTGAGAAATATATTACTGATAAGTATACAGAATTTAATCCTTATTCAACAGCACACCATTACGAAAAAATAATGGAACAAACTGATGTAATAACTAACACAACAACCAAAAATACAATTGTGATAAGTGAGGACACCTACAATAGTCTTGTCTCTAGCACAACATCATATACATTACCAACAGGAACAGTATCAGTAACAACAACATGTAGAGTAGTTGATTATTACACATATGAATTAGAATTAAATGAATCAAAAAGAAATATTAGTTTATTGAATAAAAACTATGTCAATGAATTTGAGACAGAACTAAGAACTTTAATGAGATAAGATGGCTGAAACAACAACTACACCACCAGAAAGTGGTTTATATTATTCTCAAAGTGCCAGTATAAATGATTTAACTATCATTTCACACACAGGCCAAGAAATACCAGTTCAGAAGTTGGTTACAGAAATTTCTTATTTTGAAGATTTGTATAGTTTTTCGGTTTCAGGTTTTGTTATGCTATATGATGGACAAGGTCTATTACAGAAATTTCAACTCTTGGGTTATGAATATTTACGAATTAATTTTGGTAGAGTTAAATCATCTAAAGAAAATATATCAAGAACTTTTAGAGTTTATACAAGTAGTCGAAAACAAGTTGGTAATCACAGAGCGGAAGAAATAACATTACATATCTGTTCCGAAGAATTGATGTTGTCTGAATCGATTAAGTTACAAAAAGGTGCACCTGATGGTGGTGAAGAAATACACAAAACTGTAACACGAATATTGCAAACCGATTTAAAGATAAAAAAGAAACTGAATATTGAGATGACCAGAGGCATCTACAATTTTAATCTCAATACATTAAAACCATTTGAAGCAATAAGTTGGTTGTCTACCTACGCAAGACCAGAAACACAGAAACCTGCTGGTGCTGATATGTTATTTTATGAGAACAAAGAAGGTTTTAACTTTAAGTCGTTGAGAACTTTGATGGCAGCAGCTCCATACAATACCTATAAAGTTCAGCAGATAAACCATGAAATGCCAATGGAAGAAAAGATACGAACAGTTTTAGACTATGAATTCGTTAAATCTTTTGATGTTTTAAATGACATATCTTCTGGTACATATGCAAACAGATTGATATCAGTTGACCCATTAACTCGGTCATTTAAGATTACGGATTTTAATTATGATGATTACAAAGCAAATACTGCGCCACCAATGAATGGTCCTAATAACGGTATTTCAATAAACGACAAGAATAGATTTGGTCTTAAAACAACTCAGAATTCAAAGAGTGTGGTAAAAGTTATGGTTGGTAACTCAGAACAATATAAAGTACCATACATAAAAGACGCACCAGGTTCTGTTGCAAATGATGTATATGTTGAGAATTATGTTCCAAATAGAACAGCACAGATTGGCTTGGCCAATTTTACATTGTTGAAGGTGGTTGTTCCTGGTGACCCAGGAATTACTGTCGGTAAGACCGTAGTCTTTAACATATATAATTTATCATCGTCTGGTGACAAAAAAGAATTGGATCCATATTACTCAGGTAAGTATTTGGTGAATGCTGTGAGACACATATTACAATCACAAGGTGCTTATCAGACAGTTATGGAATTAGCAAAAGAGAGTTATGAAACTCAAATAGGTTCAACAAACAGTTCAGTAGCAACAACAGCAAAAAATGAATAATTTTATTGGTAAATCATGGATCGGTGTTGTAGAAAACATTGATGATCCATTAGGAATAGGTCGTGTAAAAGTTCGTATCTTTGGTTATCACACCGAAGATTTGATTGCTTTGCCTACAGCAGCCTTGCCTTGGGCCACATTGATGACAGGACCAAATATGTCAGGTTCATTCAATGTACCGGAACCTGGTTCTTATGTTACTGGTTACTTTAGTGATGGTGATTCTACACAGAATCCATATATTGTTTCGATATTACCTGGAGTTAGAAATTTAGCAGAAAATCCATGGAATACAAACATGGGTTTTTCACCACAACCTTTATTTCCAGGTAAAGAAGCAGAACCTAATAAACCAGAAATGCCTCCAGCTATTGCTGAGGCAGTCAAAAAGAATCCAACAACCAATTCATATAT